GTTCTTCACAACAAGCCTTTTAAAGCCTTTGTCGGCATCGAAATTGGCACTAACGGCTACAGCGATAAAAACCGCGTCAAAAAGTACGACCACCGACCACTCGGCGGGGGTATTACACCAGCTCCACAAGTACAAGCGGCACCACAAACTGCTGCTACAACTTCAGCCGCACCTTGGGCTAAGTAACGTGGCGACCATCCCGCAGCCGGAAACCACTGTATCTAAAATAGATGAAGTCGTCGAGTGCAATGCCGATGACGGTCTTAGGTATCATCTGGGAGCATCGATTATTGGAGCGCCGTGTCAACGGCAGCTCTGGTACTCGTTTCGATGGAGCAAGTTACAGAAACGCATCGGCAGAATATTAAGACTATTTCAACGTGGTCATCTGGAAGAACCTAACCTGGTTAAATTATTGCGAGATGCCGGTGTTCATGTGGTCACGGTTGACAAAGGAACCGGTAAGCAATTCACTTTCGGTGCCATTGGTGGTCACTTCGGTGGCTCGATGGATGGTGCTGGGCTTGGATTTGTTGAGGCCAGAAAAACCTGGCACGTTATAGAATTTAAAACATCCGGCGACAAGGCGTTTAAAAAGCTATGTAAGGAAGGTGTTGAGAAAGCTAAACCCGAACACTTCGCCCAGATGCAGATGTATATGCACTGGTCCCAGATGGATCGTGCGTTTTACCTGGTTGTTAACAAGAACGACGACAGCCTTTATTCCGAACGAGTCAAATATGATAAGGATGTTGCCGCAGTTCTGCTGAACCGCGCTAATACCATTATCACATCTGATTCACCGCCAGAAAAGATCTCAGAAGATCCAAGCTGGTATCAGTGCAAGTGGTGTGATTATCAAGACATTTGTCACGGCAGCGAGATGGCAGCCATTAACTGCCGCACCTGTGTGCATTCAACTGCCGAGCTGGACGGTGACGCTCGATGGTCATGCGCTTATTTTGGCGGCGATATCGTCGATCAAAAAACGACTGAGTGTAAAGAGCATCTTTATAACCCTAACTTCATTACCTTCGCCAAGGTCGTTGACGGTGATAAGTCGCGCAATTCCATCACCTATGAAAAGCCTGATGGCACTCGGTTTGAAAACTGTTGGATGATCCCAGGCTACTCATCAAAAGAAATTCAGAACGCGAATCCAGCAGCTCTTGGTGACAAAGATGTTGATACGATTCGTGAGGTTGGTGATGGAAGGATCGTTGAATGAAGACGGTATATAAGTTACGCGACTACCAACAGCGGGTCATCGATCAACTCTGGCATTGGTTCGGCGAAAACAAAACCGGCCATCCTTTGATGGGCTTGCCCACTGGATCAGGCAAATCGCTAATCGTCGCTGAGATATGCCGACTGGCAATGGAGTTTGGTGATCAACGCATACTGATTATCGTTCCTTCCAAAGAGTTATGTGAACAGAACTATGAAAAGCTACTGAACATGATCGATGATCCGGCGACCAGTGATGAAGAATAGGTTGCGGGACATCGTCGGGGTATTGTCTGCATCGATGAAGCGCTTTGATTACCACCAGCCCATCATCATCGGGACCATCGGCACGATATTCAGACGCATCGATAAGATCGGAAAGTTCGACCTCATTATTATCGACGAAGCGCACCTAACCAATAACGACAACGTCGGCATGATCAGATCGGCTATTGAAAAACTAACCGAACGTAATCCAGCGTTGCGCGTCTGCGGGCTCACCGCAACACCTTTTAGGGGTGATGGTGTCTGGTTGCACAAAGCTAAAAACTCCCTGTTCACTGATGTCGCTGCTTCTGTCGAGATGATGGAATTAATTAAGGAAGGGTATCTGTGTAAGATCGCGCCAGCCAAGACCTCGATACAGTTTGACGCTTCTTCTGTGAAGCGCTTTGGCAGTGGTGATTTTGTAATCTCTGAACTGGATAGCCTGATTAACAAAAGCGATTTTACCAGAGAAGCCTGTCGTGATATGGCAAAGCTCGGCGCTGACCGTAAGAGCTGGATTGTTTTTTGTGTCACTGTCGATCACGCCCACAACGTCGGCAAAGAGCTGGTGAAGAACGGTATAGATGCCGAGGTGATTACCGGCATGACTCCCAAAGATATCCGCGCCGGCATGATTGATCGGCACCGGTCAGGTGAACTGCAATGCTTAGTTTCCATCGGAGTTTTAACCACCGGTTTTGATTCCCCTGGCACCGACTTCATAGGGATGCTCCGAAATACCCGATCACCCATTTTGTGGGTTCAAATGATCGGTCGAGCTATGCGTCCTCATCCAAACAAAAAGGATAAGCCAGCGCTCATCGCCGACTATACAGATAACTCTGCCGTGATGGGTCCGGTCAATAAAATCCAAGGACGCAAGCCACGCTCTTTCAAGATGGAAGCAATCACTAAGCAGTGTCCGAAGTGCTTATCTGAGTGCGCCCTAGGTCTGCGAACCTGTTTTTCTTGCGGGCATATTTTTGACGTACAGGACCGAGAAATTAAACTCAATCGGGATGCTTCTGGGTTGTCTATTTTAGATGAAGGACACAGCGAGTTCCGCACCTATCCGGTCACAGACATCACTTACTCGCGCCATGCAAAAAAGGGGAAGACCCCCAGCCTCAGAGTAGATTATTACTCTGGATTAAGACGAGTTACGAGTGAGTGGATATGCATCGAGCATCAGGGATACGCGTGGAAGAAGGCGCTACGTTGGTGGGAAAAACGCATCGATTCCCCCATCCCCTATTCTGTTGGATTGGCGCTGGATCAGACATCGAAGTTGCGTTGGCCGGACACGGTAACCGTAGATACGAAAAACAAATTTTCGACGATTGTTCGTTACGATTTCAATAAACATCCCCTGTGAGAGGGGGTTGGGTCCCGCCCCTAGCGGGCAGTAGCGCCAACACCGTTACTGAACTAGGGATTCCCCAGCGGGTGGTGGGAATGAGTGAGAAAAACGCCCGCAGCCGAAGACGACTAGATCTTCTCCGGGGGTCTGAGGATAAGGAAAAGTAGATCGGACCCTTTTCGAGATCAGCGTTGATTCGGCACTTAATTAAATTGGGAGGTAGTTCATGGTAGAGAAAAGCGAAAAGATGGGCCGCAAAAAGATGGGCCGTCCGTTTGAAAGTCCTCGCAGTCCGGTAGATTTTCAGAGGGTTTGTGAGGTGCTGGGTTTTGGTGATATCCCGCCAAACTTAACAGAAACTTCGCTGATCGATTTATTCAACAACCACACTAATTATTATTTGCCGAGATTGGATGATAAGGGCAAGCCATTGCTGACGATCAGCAAGCCGCTGAAGGATCGTACAGAGGAAGTGGAATTGTGGCGCGAGGTTGGTATTTTTTCATGAGCGTTCTAGGGTGGCTGGTTGGATTGTTGTTAGCGCCGGTATTTATTTTGATCGGACTCGCCGCCATTATTATTGAATCGTTATTTAGAGATGAGGGGATTGATTGGGATGACTAAAGAAGAAGACAAACTTACAGAGAGAATGGATTTATATATGTCGGTTATTGTTGCAGCAATAGCCTCAAGACCATTTATGGAGAAGACCGGCATAGATCGGCTGACTAATGATATTGAACTATTAGACAAACTTGCTGAATTAGCCTGTGAGTCAATCTTGAGGGTTGATTTGCTAGTGATCAGTGAAATGACAGCGTATCGCCCAAATGACTAAGGTGAGAGTCAGGAGGAAGAGCGACTTCGATACTGTGCTGGAAAATATCAACGAACCGTCACATTATAAAAAAGAGGGCATGGGCATTGAATTCATTGATCTCATGCGTCAATTTCTCTCTCGGCAGATGTTCATCGGGGCGCTTGTTTTCAACATACTTAAGTACCTATGGCGCTGGGACTCTAAGGGGATCAAAAAGGACATGGATGAGGATCAGAAGAATCTCATAAAATATGAGAATTTGGGCAAAGCAGAATTCTATCTCAAAGAACTGATGAGACTACATATGCCTAAATCGCATGGCACACCTGAGTATGAAGAGATTGAGGTTGGAGATGAATGATCGACTCTGGAGCATGGACGACATCGCCGAATATCTCAGCGTTAATAAGCAGCTCGTCAGAAGAAAATTAATTTGTAAAACCACTTTCCCAAAGCCCATCGTCCTTCCAACTGGCGGGCCTCGCGGGGCGCATCGTCGCTGGATTTCTACTGAAGTAAAAAAATGGGTATTAAGACATAAGGATTAAAATATGACCGTCATGACCAAAGGATTTATTCGAGAGCGCATTAAAATTGCAACCAAGGCATCGCCAATAGCTGTTTTTGCCATCGACAAAGACCACCCAAATTATCCAGATAGATACTCCACGTTCGATGCTTTCTTTGCCTCCACAATCATCTCAGCCAAGCTGATCGCTTGTGCGAAGCACGGACTCGGCAATAAATTAATTGGCGTTTACACTAACGGCTCGGTCCGATGGTTTGATGCTGATGTTTTTGAATTGGAAGTCACTAAGGGGTTGGGGTAATCAATCAAGCCGACTAGCAATTTCAATCGGCGTGGCGTTGTAATAGATCATTAGTGATTTAGGATCTCGATGCCCGATCATCCGGGCGAGGTCCAGTACGTCTAACTTCTGCGCGAGTCGGGTAATCGCTTCGTGCCGTGTGTCATGGAAGTTGAAATGTCCCATATCTGCCGCGCCTCGATGTTGGCGATAGATCGCTCCGGCAGTTGCTGAAGTGATCTTCATTTGAGCGTGAATAACCTTGCCAAATAGTTCACCCGCTCTATTCGATAACGGCACCTTCCGCTTATCACCGTTTTTAGAATCCGTGACCTCAACATACCGCTCACTCAAATGTACACTTCTCGGCACAACTGCACACAACTCACCTAGCCTCATCGCAGTTTCGATAGCTAGAAGAAACAACACAGCTACCAGATCGGTAGAACTGTTTATCTCACCACCGGCATACCCCAGAGCGTCACACACTCTCTGGATCTCGTCATCGTTAATCCGTTGATCTCTTGGCCTTGGGTTCTTGGGTCGAGTTACATCTGATATCGGGTTCTTCGCCACCCACTTCCATTCGATCCTAGCACGATTGAAGATCACTGATATTAAACTGAGTTCACGATTCACGGTCCCGCCGCCGTTCTTCTTCAGACGCTCATCACGATACTTCCCCATGTCGTCACTGGTGATATCATCGAGTCGCATCTGGGCCAGTGGAAGCCGGAGCATGGCATTGATTCGATTACTCTCATTCTTCTTACCTTTCTTCAGCACCGTCACCTCGTCACGATACCGGATCAAAGCATCTTCCAAGAGATAATGCGTTGGATCACCCACACCAGTATCAATTTCTATTTCAGTTTGCAGCGCCCACCCTCTGGCCTCGGTCTTGGTCCGAAATGTCTTTGATTTTCGCTTTCCGTTTACGCACACTGACGCGCGGTAGCGACTACCAACCTTGGTAAAATTCGCCAACTCAGATCCCAACTGAAGTAAATTAGAAGTAAACCATATCGCTTTTTAACCAAAAATGCAACGAAATGATCAGATGGGAATGGTGAAAACTCAGCCTAAGTACTTGTTTTTACTACAAATAACCGCTAAATACCATAAATCGCCAAAACGTGTTTAATGCACATGGGAGACACCGTCACGCCTTGATTTTACTGGGGTTGCAGCGGTGGTGAAGTAAAAGTGAAGTAAGGTTTTTTTGAAGTAAATGTG